TTGATTTTATCTTTACGTAACCAAGGAGAGAATCTCTTCTTAGGTCTGAGTGTATTTAGAAAAAAATCATATTGCATCTTCTTAGGTAGAAAATGATATTGATTCATTTCATTAGAAAACATAATAGAATCCAAATGACCAGAGTAAATACGATTCACAATATAAGGTGAGTAATCCTTTTCTAATGAAGGATCTTCATCAATTAAATTTTTCTTTGTCTGGTTGATTGAATTCAACCAATCTTTCAATTCAGTCATTTAGGTAATTTACGATTAAAATTCCAGTAATCAAATTTTTGCCACATGTAATATATTCCAATTAAAGTTCTCTTAACAAACTCTTCAAGGAATATAATAGGAATAACAATTAATTCAAATGTTGTCATTCCTATTTTTCCTATCTTGTTCAAGAGAAAGTTGTCTTTCAAACTCATACTTCATGGTAGAAAGATTTTGAGATAAGTATTGTTCCCACTCATTACCTTCTATAAGATCTTCCAAATGAGCCACATGCTCAAGGGCAAAAACTAATTTAGTTTCAAGATTCATTCTCATTTGATTCTACAAATTTATATGCTAAGGATATTCTAAATCCAGTAAAATACCGATGAGGTGCATCAGCATAATGCATTATCTTAGCTGGAAATAGTATAGCACGATTTGATTTATATCCAACAATTCTAGTAGGTTCTTTCTCATCTTCAGAAAAAATTAAATGGCCATTCCAATCTAATTCCCACTTTGGATTTGGGTAATACAAAAAGGTAAAATCACCATCATCAGTATGAGGATTTCCTATTTGACCTGAAGATTGTCCATTAGCATATATCCTTTTAACTTCATATCTTTTTTCTAATTTATCACAAATGATATTATACAAATAATCATTAAAATATGATTCTTGTTCTAAATCATTCATATGCCAAAACCAATTATTAGAATTTCCACCATCAGGAATCCATTTAGGTCTTAATAATGAATTCCAAATTTCATTTCTAATTTCTTCACTAAAGAAATTATCATATACATTAATCATTGTCATAATACAGGCCGTTTTGCTTTCTCATCTTTTAATGATATAATAATACGATTATTTTCATAATCAGCAGAGAACTCCAACTCTACATCATGAGGCCACATTAACTCTTCATAGAGTGCGTTAAGCCTCTCCATATCCTCATAGAGGTCATTTACGTGTTCTTCGCTCATCGGATAATTTGAATGTTGTTGTCTTCAGTCCAGAGTTCGACTTTATCTCTGAATCTATTTTCTTGTTTGAGTTTATCATATCTTTTGGTTGCTTTACGCTTCCACCAAGAAATAATATTCTCTAAATGAAACTTGTCCCAGTTCTGACCTTTCCTTAATTTATCTTCTTCTCCAAGTAACACTTCACGAATGTTAGCATATCCATAATCAGAAATATAAAATCTCTTCTTCTGAGTAAGTCCGAATGCCATATCAATGACAGCATTAAACTTCTCTAGTTTCTCAGTCTTACCATATTCCTTAAGAGAATTTTTAATCCAAGCAATCATCTTAGTCTGTCTCTTCATTTTCTTAGAAGATGCCCTATTCTCTGTAAGAGGTTGATTATTATTCAGTCTAGTAAAATGATCATGAAGTTTATGAAATACATCAGCATGAAGCAAAGGAAGAAACTTACTCTCTGTTAAACCTTTATATCTCATATAAGGTTTAAGACCATCATACTGTGATGCTGATGTGGTAGAACCATATAGTGATGTAGTCTCAAATAATCCAATCTCTTTCTCAAAGACTTCATTAAGAGTCTCTCTAGCAAAATGAGAAACACATAAAAGTGCTAGAAGTTTTCCACCCAAATAGTTATATCCAAAAGGTTGAGATGGAACTATTACAAATCCCATTACAGCATGTTTATTGAATATAGAAAGGTTGGGTTGATGGCCTAACCAAAGATTTCTAGGTTTAGAGTTAATAGTAGGAGACCCAAAACGAATAAATCCCAGTACCTGCTGAGACCTCTTCTCATAGACCATCCAACGAAGTTCTCTACCTGGTATATTACTTTCATTGTTATGTGATGAAACTGCCTGTAGAAGGTTTACATAATGTTCCTGTGGTAATGCATTCTGGAATCTTTTACCAACAAATTTAATATCAAACTCCATCTCTTCAGGATGGATATCTTCATTAAAAAACTCATCCTTTAATGAAGTTAAAGGATTTTCTTCAGCAACTATTTCTCTTTTTACATATCGAAGATAATCCTCAATAGAAGTAAAGTTTTCGAAATAGTCAATAAATTCATCGGCAGCCCATTCAGCATCGGCTTCAGGAATTATCATAATTTAAATGCAATTGAATTGCGTTATCAAAGTTTGTATAAGTTGGCCCATGCAAAGCACAATACTCATTAAAAGTAATCATCATTTCTTTGCGTGTTAGATTACAATGTTTTGCTGCCTGTGGAACATTCCATTTTGCACAGAACAACATCTCCATTGCGGTCCTAGTTTCTGGCCTCATAAAGCATCTAGATCTTTACCATGCTTACCATTTCTTGGAGTATGATCTGCCATCCCATCATGATTACCATCATTAGGTAACTTACCTGTCATAAGGTATTCAATCGTTTCCTTACAACCACGAAGATAATGAAGTTGTGAATCCACTTTTAACCATTCATCAAATGATGGATCCAACTCTTCTTTCTTTTTACTGACCTGATCTATTCTTTTAGTAAATCTTGCTAAAAGTTGTTCATAATTTTCTGTTTGTTTCATTAATAAAACCTCCTTGGATTCTCCATAGAACCTTCAATTTCAACAACTATCGCATCCATGATACGATTAAAAGATCTTGACATCTGACGATATCCAGATCCAACATATAACTGACCAGCAAACACTGATGCAGTAGCAAGGCCCCAAAAGATATAATAGAACTTAGACTTTACTTGATTTCTTTGTTTTTCTTTTCTAACGCCCCATGATGGTGGCGGTGATCCATAACTAGTCATTTTTTTCCCAAGGTGTGTGGTCATCTAAATCTAACCATTTCTTTATTATAGCACATATTTTCTTCATTTAAACTCACACTCCACCATAATTTCAGTCAGACAAGCTAACATGTTTATCTCTTGGTCAGCAACGAATGCCATTTGATATTGATACTTAGCAATAACAAGAACAGCAGCAGGTATAGTAGTCGGAACCAGACACTCGTAAAGACTATCATAAATCCTACGGAATAAGACAGAAGTATCGTTATCCATATTAGTGTTGACCCACTTACGTACTTCAGGAAAGTTTTTTGTCTTAAGGTTTTTAATAAGGTCATTGACAGCAACATCAGAAAAAGCAGCAAGAATACCAGAATCTATTTCCCCACCCACAGAATATCTCTGACATTCATTTAAGATCCTTCTCCAATCAGGAAAATGTTTATTGACAAGTTCTACTAAAACTTTCTTGTCAGAATTAATTCTTTCAGTATCTAAAATATCATTAAGTCTCTTAAAGAAGGCAGCAGCAATTACTGGTTTATCCTTCTTCGTAATAGAAAAATCGATAACTGCACACCTAGAATGCAAAGGCTCAATTATTTTGTTTTTGTAGTTGCACGTGAAAATGAATCTACAATTATTTGAGAATTCTTCAATAGAAGCTCTAAGTAAGAGTTGTACATCCGATGTTGTGTTATCTGCCTCGTCAATGATGATGACCTTGTGCTTCGCCTCCGAAGACAACGATACAGTAGATGCAAAGTTTTTTGCGTTGTTTCGTACTGTGTCGAGGAATCTTCCCTCATCGGATCCGTTGATGACATAGAAGTCTACTCCTAATTCGTTACAGAGTGCCTTAGCTACTGTGGTCTTGCCCACACCAGGAGGACCAGCAAGTAACATATTAGGTATTTCTCCTTTATTTAGAAAATCACTAAAGGTTTTCTTAATACTGTCAGGAAGAATACATTCTTCAATTGTTTTGGGTCTGTATTTTTCAACCCATATAAAATCACTCATTTCTTTTTAAAAACACCAAGTTTATGCAATAACCACATTATAACTAATGTCCACCCTATAACATACCACATAATTTATCGTTTAGTTGTATTACTTCGAGTTCGGTTTATTATACTAATAAACTTATCTCCTGCAAATGTTCCTCCAAGACACACATCAATCTCATCACCATCTTTCCAGTTGGTTTCACCATTCATTTTTGTGTGTTGCATTGCTATTGCAATCTTGTCAATAACGTCTTGTGTTAATCTCATTCACGAATACCTTCCTTTTTTAATTGAGCTCCAATCGCTTCTTTATTAGATTCTATTAATTTCCATTCATTAGGAAGTTTCAATGCTTTATTAGCAGACTCATATCCACCATCAGCATTAACCTCACATTCGTAAATCTTAGTTTGTTTAATAGTAACTTTATATCTGTTCATGAGTTAAATGTAGAATCTGGTTCAAGTGCAATAAAATAATTAAGTTCAAAACTAGTATTAGTAAATTTAGATAATAACTTAGAAGAAACTACTACATCATAAGCACCAGGAATAATCTTAATATTCTCCACCTTAAAATTAAATACAAACTCCTTATCAGTTTCACCTACTTTAATAGAATACTCATTAGAAGTATCATTCTTTTTATCACGCACTACTAACTTAATAACACCAGCATTTCCTACTACACAAAAATCAGGAAGTTGATATACTGCTGCAGCCTTTAACAACTTTTCCAATGAAGAACTATCCAATTGAAAATGAACATCCTCAGAAGGTAAAGTAATTTCTTTTTCAGGTGGAGAAATAATTACCGCAGGATCAGCATAAAAATACTTAACCTTTCTTCTACCCTCACGAATAGTCAAATAAGATTCTTCACTAAAATCCATTTCAGGATCTTGATGTAAACTCAATCCATTCAAGAATTGATTCAAATCATAAATTGCAAAATCACGTGGAAACTCTTCTGGTGTAATCTCTGCTTCTGCCAGAATATTCTTGGCAACAGAAATAGTGCGAAGCTTAGTTCCTTTCTTTACCAAAATAGAATTATTAATTCCAGCAAAGTTTTTTAAGATTGTCAAAGTGTTATCAGATAACTTCATTGTTGTAGGTCTCAGTTTCATTATTAAGGCATATTATGATCAATGTTTCCACTGGTCATTTTTGGTTTACCGTAGTGTTCATCAAAATGTAAGAGTAGCATAGCATAATGTATCACTTTCATCAAGTCTTTCTTATTCTTTCCATCTTTACTTCCATAACGGCTACCATACTTGAGTATGTTTGCTTGACAGAAATCAGAAGCAAGATCTCTAGATGCCATTAAATCTATCGTCTGAACATTACGATACTCATGTTTAGTACCTGTATAGTGTCCATTATAAGTACGTGATACATACTCTTCTACATCTTTGAGTATCTCTTTTTCATGATACTTGTTTCTTGCGTCTGACATTGTTTCTTCTTTTTTGTCCTCGGTATTTATGAAAGGATTGACTGCATCAGGATCATTACGAGTATAATCATACCAGTAATCCGAATGAACTAGATCAGCTTCCCCTATTCCCATTGAAATATTAGCGACAGTTACCCCATCTTGCAGTCCACTAATAGTAATTCCATTACCAAGATCTTGAGAATCAGTTGATTCTATTGGATCATATTCATCACTTTCTTGTGGAGTGATTCTATTGTCATCAGTCATAATAGGATAGTCTTCATCAAATGTTCCATTTAGTATTGAGTATGCTAGACTCCATGCATTAACCATAGCAAAATAAAAAATCGTTTACTAAGCTTTCTGCTTTTTCTTTACCAAACTTACCAGTAAGATAACCTCCTACAGGATCAAGTTCAGTCATATAAGCATCAAAGTCTTTATATACACTAGTATCAACACCATTGGGTTTCTCACATTCTAGCATATTTTTGTACTTAGTCAAGTAAGTTGTAAACATTTCTAGATGTTGATCAACCTCATCCATCTTACAATATTGAATGTATATATTTTCTGAGAAATGATTTCCAGGCTCAAAGAATCGATAGTCACCTCTTCCCTTTGGTAATCCTTCTACTGAAAACAAATAGTTTTCTGTGGGATGTTGAAAGTCAAATACTATAATGACTTTCTTGTCGCTAAATCCCATAAGATCCAT